ATTGAGAATCCGCTTATTATTTTGGACGAGGCCGGGGATTTGCAGTATGAGGCGTTCCTTGAGCTGAAGGCTTTGTGGAATGCCACCGAACGCAGTTGTGCCTGGTATATGATGGGTGCGGATGGTTTGAAAGAAAAGATCAACCGTTCGATAGAATGTAAGAAAGTGGGCTATACCGAGATGTTGAGCCGTTATGGAGACCGTTACAGCAAGGTGACACCTGATGACGGCAAGGAGCGTGAGGCGTTTTTGAATGCCCAAGCTCGGACGGTGGCTAAAGTAAATGCCCCGGCAGGTGCGGATATAGCGCAGATTGTACGCAAGACACGTGGAGGTCTGAGGCGAGTATATACCGAGATAGAGAAACTTAAAATGGCATAGGAAATGGTTAAGATAGTTTTAGAGGACAAAGGCCAAGACCTGTTATGGCTCAAAGTAAATGAAGGTGGTCTTGTGGAGGAAGCCGGACCATTTCAAAATGAAATATGGAAAGATGCTTATGTCCCGTATTGGGGGCTTCACGTAGGGCAATTCTGCCCGATACACCATCCTCCGCATATCATCAAAGGGTTTCTGAAATATAGGATTGAATCAATAGAAAAAGAGCCATGAAACGAGCATATAGTCCGAAAGACATAGCCGCCAAGAAATGGGTGACGTTGCCGTGGGGTGAGAAATGGAACAAGCCTTTCGGGTTCCCTGCGGAGAATGCCTCCTGGTTCATCAGCGGTGCCAGTGCCAGCGGAAAGAGCAGCTTTGTGATGCAGCTTGGCAAGGAACTGTGCAAATACGGCCTTGTGTTGTACTTGAGTTATGAAGAGGGCGTGAACCAGACATTCCAACGCCGTATGGAATATTTGAAGATGAACGAGGTGCAAGGCAAGTTCCGTGTGGTTGTGGACGAGACCTATGAGGAACTGATAGACCGATTGAAGAGGCCGAAGTCCCCGAAGTTTATCATCGTGGATTCGTATCAGGTGTCGGAATGGGAGTATCCGGATGCGGTAGCCTTGATGAAGCGTTTCCCGAAAAAGTGCTTCATCTGGATCAGCCAGGAAAAGAAGAGCCAGCCGATGGGAGGCGGTGCGATCCGTTTGCGTTATATCTGCGACATGAAGATCCGGGTGGTCGGTTATAAGGCGTATTGTCAAGGCCGTGCCATCGGTGAGGCCGGCAGCTATTATGTGGTGTGGGAAGAAGGAATCATTCAAACGAGTAATAATTTGTGATATGGAAAAAGACAAGGTTTACATCAGCGGGGCAATAGCCCACTATAACATTGACGAGCGCAAGGGTGCGTTTGCCAATGCGGAACAGAATTTGAGAAATATGGGCTTTTCCCCGGTCAATCCTTTTAAGAACGGGCTGCCGGATGAGGCCCATTGGAGAGAGCACATGCGGGCGGATATCGCCCTGCTTCTGGATTGTGAGTATATCTATATGCTGAAGGACTGGGAACTGAGTAAAGGCGCGAAGCTGGAACTTGACGTGGCGAGTTCATGCGGCATTAAAGTATTGTTTGAATAACAGTTTAAAATATAGAATTATGAATGACATTGAAAAAGCATTTCGAGGATTGGGTAGAACCAAGAAGGTGGAGTTTATCTCTGAAAAAATTGATTATGCATCGGCACATGCCGTTGCAGGGTATGTGTCAAGTTATCTTTTTGATGTGCTGAATGACCTTGGCAATGATGATTATGTGGCAACGTATCTTAAAGAAAAAGGATATGAAGTAACGAAGAAAGAAAACAATAAATGATAGGAACTATGGAAGAAAAACAGAAAGTTCAGGTCGTATTTGAGTTTGATCGTTCCGAGTATGATGCGTATCTCTTTTTGATGAACCAAAAGAAGACGGAAGAGGTAGAGCAAGTATGGAATGCCATGAGCGGTGAGCCTGTGGTTGCGGATATTGATTTGCTTGAGGAGGACAGTCAGTCTGTAAAACTTATGATGATAAGTCTGGCTATCCTTTCGGTGGAGAAAAAAGTGAAAGGATGATATGGCACAGGAAGTAACCAATTTCGCCCGGTTTTACGCTTTGTTCAACAAGCTGCCGTTCAACGGAGACCGGGAAGAGTTCAAGAAGTCCATCGTGTTGCAGTATACATGGAACCGGACAGACAGTCTTCGTGAAATGACGAGGCTTGAATATAAGACCTGTTGTGAGGGATTGGAGAAATTGGCCGGTGTGGACGAGCGTCGTCAGAAGATGCAGGAGGAACTTAAATATTGGCGCAGCGTGTGTTTGAGACTCATGCAAAAAATGGGAATCGACACTTCGGACTGGGCGCGTGTCAATGACTTCTGCCGGAATCCCCGGATTGCGGGAAAGGCGTTCAGTCAAATCTCTTCGGACGAACTGGAACAACTGGCTGTAAAGCTGCGCTCTATCCGGCGCAAGGGCGGGCTCAAGGAAAAAAAGAAAGAGGAAGTAAAACAACCGGCGGCGGTGACCTATATGCTCATAGACACCAAAGCCCCTAAAAATTGACGGATATGGATAAGAGATTTAATGAACTGCTTGAGAATGTCAAGAACCAGATACTTGACGTGTTCCCGGAAATGGACCGGGATGATCGGGAAGAGTTTTTCAACAGGCTGAACGAGTGGTCTTATGAGAAATATGAGGAAGCCCTGTTGGAAAGCGAGTTGGAAACGCCAGATTATGGTGAGGAGTATGAGAATTGATGGATTAACAACAAAAACGATTTGAATTATGGAAGAGAAGAACCAGACCGTCGTAATGACGGAAACCGAGAAGGCGGAGTTTGATGCCTTCCGTCAGGCGAAAGCCAAGAAAGTCGCGGAAGAGAAGGCGAGAGCCGACCGCGAGATGTATAAGCAGATGGTGGACGAGGAGATCGAACGCTCTATTCCGGTGTTGCTGGGTATCAGCGAGCGCATCAAGGAGAGCAAGCGGACGGTGATGGAGAATTTCAAGACCATCCTTGAAATGAAGTCCGACCTGTTCAAGACGAAAGCAAAGGACGATCAGCGCAGTCACACATTCACCAACAGCGAGGGAAGCAAGCGTATCACGTTGGGCGTGTATGTGACAGACGGTTACCGCGATACGGTGGAGGACGGAATTGCCATTGTGAAGGAGTATATCGAAAGCCTCGCCAAGGACGAAAAGACCAAGGCGCTGGTGAGCATGGTTCTCCGCCTGTTGGCACGTGATGCCAAAGGTACGTTGAAAGCCTCGCGCATCGTTCAATTGCGCAAGGTAGCGATGGAAACCGGTGACGAGCGTTTCATGGAAGGCGTGCGCATCATCGAGGAGAGTTACCAGCCGGAGGTGAGCAAGCAGTTCATCAGAGCTGAGATAAGAGACAATAACGGGATGTGGAAGCCCATCCCGTTGGGTATGACAGAATCCTAAAAATGAAGAGTATGATACAGAATGTAGAGAAGAGCCCCAAAGTAGCCTTGTGCCGTGCTTGTCGCGGCACGGGTGTCGTACAGAGAACGACCGAACTTCCTTCCCGGATTTTCAGAAAAAAGAAAGTGAATATTACCGAGGAGGCTTGTCCCCAGTGTGGCGGCAGCGGCCGGGTGATAGTGAGCGCGAAGATGGAACTGGATATTCAACCATATAATCCAAAGAAGGAGTAAGCGATGGCAAAGCGACGCGGAGTAAGTTATGAGAAACGTGTGGAGGAGATAAACAGGATATACGACCAATATGCCAAACGCGGTGTACCGAACCGCGAGATCTGGCGGCGGTACGTATATCCTGTATATGCCGTTACCGAACGTACATTCTACAATATACTCAACGCGAGCGCGGATGCGAGCAAGAAGATAGCTGACGAGGAGACCCGCCAGCTTTTACTCTTTAATGACGATGACTATGAACAAGGACGTGCAGAAGATAATCGCCCGGATCCTGCAGGATATCCGGGTGGAGATGACAGATGAGTTCGACCGTAATTTTGAGCGTCAGGCTTTTTTCTCCGAGGCATGGCAGCGGCGTAAAAGCCCGACACGTCCCGGAGGTTCTATTTTGATAGATACCGGCCGGCTCAGGCGGAGCGTTTCCAGCCGGACCACGGAGAACAGCATCACGTTTTACACCGACCTTTCGTATGCGGCCATTCACAATGACGGCGGGGAGATAAGGGTGACAAAAAAGATGAAGCGTTACTTTTGGCATAAATACTACGAGGCGACCGGTTCTTTCGGACGCAGGAAGAATGGAGAGAAACGCAAGGACAAACGTACCGTGCAGTTGACCGGCGAGGCGGAGTTCTGGAAGTTCATGGCCTTGAAAAAGGAGGGCAGCATGATCAAGATTCCCCGAAGGCGTTTCTTGGGGGTTTCTCCCGAAGTGGAGAAGGCTGTCCGTGAAATCATAGAGGAAAATATAACGGAATATTTCAATGTTGAATTTGACATAAGACGGAAATGAGAAAGGAACTTTATAATATGCTCTGCAAGGAGCTGAAGGAGGTGGGCGGAGGCTTGATAAAACACATCGACCTGTGGAACCACAATGTGGAGTTTATCGAGCAGGAGGAGAATTGGGAACGCCCTGCCGTGTTCGTGGAGTTCTGCCCGATACGCTGGAACGCGATTGTGGACGGGGTGGAATATCGGGCCGAACCGGAAGTGAAACTGCATATCGTGACGGACTGGGCCGGTGCAGTGTTGC